TCGCATTCTGGTAGCTTCATTCAATCACCTCCAATCTGGAATTCCTAACTGTTTATAAGTAAATATGGCTGTATACTTTTTTCCACATTTGTAGCAAGTTTCCGTAATGGTGCAAGTCTTTTCTTTATCGTCACATTTTGATTCTGTATCTGAACTTTTGAATTTACATCCTCCCGTTAGAAAGCATTTGATTCTTTTTTTATTCATACATTCACCATGAACTCTTTCTTACAATTGCTTCCCTTGCATTTGTACGGCATCCGATAAATTTTTGTAGTAGGAAGTATTTTCAACGCTCTCTTTCCACAATAAGGGCACGATACCCATTTCTCTCCGTTTACTGTTTTGATTTGTGCTGAGCCGTCCCATGGCTCAGGCATATTCATATATTCAGAGAAGTCGACTCCTTCTGATTCAAGTGCTGTTTTAATGCTCATTTCCCGTTATCCTTTCTTACTAAGGTGAAAATTGTTTCGTAGTTATCTCCGATGTAATCCGAACATTCTGGATTTTTATGAAATAAAACAGTGTTTCCTGCCAGAAGCACATGCTTGTCTGGATAAAATCTGGTCGGGATGTTCATTCGATGGCATTCTCCCTCAAGATTATATACAGTATCAAAAAATCCAATATCGGTACCTGAATAATTAATTCTCATAAGCGAATATGTCCCTATCTGGTCGAACTTAAAATGATTTTATTCTTACACTGCGGGCAAATGATGTATTTTCTCTTGTATCCGAATCCAGATGGCATATTTGTAGCAAAATGATTCTCTATATTTTCATCTTTCACATCTTCGGACTCGTCATAGCTCAATACTGCACCGCATTTGTTACAAGTTGCTTCTTTTAATGTACCAGGTTTCAAAATCTTAATCATGGCAATCCTCCTTTATCAATCAAGCTGTCTTCTCGAACAACTCAAGAATAAACTCTCGTCCAATCTGTGTGATTCGCCTGTGATAGATTACTCTTCCAGAATCCAGAACTTCCTGTTTGATTTCTTCGTACCCACAATTGCTATACTGCGAAAACATCACCCATGTACCATTGACCTGATACTGAATCTTTTTATCTTCCAGAATCCGGTTTAGCTGCATTGCTGATTTCAGTCCCAGTTCCTTAGCAATCTCAGTAATGGTATAAGTTTTGTTGACGTGCATCAGAATAGCGTTCTTTCTTTCAGCTTCCACTCTGGCGGCACGTTCCTCTTTTAATTTGGTTAGAAGTTCAATTCCAAAGTCGGGATTGTTGAGAATGTTATCAATTACATTGTCCGTAGCATATATACCATGCTTGCGGATAGTCTTCAGAATCTCTTTAACTTCTTTCTTAAACTGTTTTGCGATTGGCTTTCTTGACTGCATCAGGACTTCATAAAGTCCATTCTCGGTAAGCATATTCATTTGCCTGTTCTGACCTGACCTAAGAATTGTTGAGACCAGCTTTTCATCATCGTCAATGCCCCTAAGCATTTCCGTTACGTTGCTATGTTCAATCCAATCGGCTACATCATTGGCCACAAACAACGGTTCTTCTGCTGTTCCGTAAACGCGAAACTGTTTTCCCAATACTTCCTGCTCATTCAATACTTTCAGTTCGTTCATTTCTCTCTTTCCTCCCTGTGCTTCATCTGGCATTCGATCATCTTTGCTATATTCTCACGTTCCTGCTTTATTCCATGTCCCTGACGGAACAACTCACATTCAAGGATGTTTCCGCATTTAGAACATTCGTCTTTAATTTCTTTTCCTGCTACTTGCATTTTAAATTTCTCTCCCATATGCTACGATTTTCCGTATACGGAACAATATCATGATTTAGCGCATGTACAAGCTGTTCCATGTCGATTTCTTTTGCATTAATAGCTAATTTGGTTTCTATTCTTGAAAATTCATTTGACAGAATTTTGATTCTTGGTATTTGTGTTTCAAAAGGCTTACTACTAAGTAAAAACGCTTCTGCCGGATATGATCGGCTATCCCATATGTGATTAAATAAAGTGATTGTTTCGACAATGTAATTATTTGTTTCTAATGTCATAACATTGCGGTTTAATATCGCATTTGTAGAATCAAATAATCTACTTTTTAATGTATGCAAAAACCACTCGGAATCCTCATGGTTTACGGCTATATATAATATTCCGGTTTTTTCTTTCAACGTTCATCCTCCTGCTTTTAAATTTAAAAAAGTCCAGTGTGCCGACTTGAACGGCATAAATCTCCCAACGAGAAACACTGGAACCGAACGAAGTAAGAGAAAAATTCCAATGATTGCAGTTCATTGGAATTGAAAAGGGAAGATTCGAACTTCCATGTACATCCCATGTCCAAAGACACATACTCACCCATTACGATGTACTATCCTCTGCGTCTGCCTTTCTATTGTATCGGATTTACCACCGTCAATAGTTCCGCCACTTTTCAACTTTGCGCGTTTAACGTCGCGTCGTACCGTCCGCCGGGATAGGATTTGCACCTATCAGACTGCTAGCGTTCAGGTCGTCTAAGCTGTGGGTTTCAACCTCTCTACCACAATAGAGTTTACCTATTCCTCCACCAATGCGGAATCGGAAAGGCAGGAATCGAACCTGCGGCACATAGCTTACAATGCCATTGCTCTACCACTGAGCTACATTCCATACCGCCTGTAACGGACAGTTCTCTAAAAAGAAACTGGGTTGATTCCCACATCACATGCTTTCGGACCGGATGAAAATATCCAGATAAGCATTAACCTTTCCATCGTAAAACGCATGAACTAGATGGTTCTTTTAGAATTGCCGACTATCACTTCTCACGGCCCGTGGTCTCATCTCTCTAAAAAGTTTTTTACGCAAACGCCTAGTGAGTTGTACGTTTACGCTCATGCGTAAATCCGCCTGAGGCATAGACCGCCTGTATACAAACAGCTTAACTCTAAGCGGATTAAAGCGGAACGCCCGGAATCGAACCGGAGACTAGGTTACTCGTCCCTATCAGCTTTCCACTAGCTGCACATTCCACATAACCCGGAAACTCCGGGTTAGCAATATGTTTATCGTGTTATGCTTTCCACTAGGCTGTTTTATGCCGTGCCAGCCCCACGGAGTTGTTTTCGGATTTGGATATTAATGTCTTTGTGTATAACAACAAAACCTTTTATATGTCTCTTGAAAACTTCCTGTCCTCAATGCGCGCTTATTGACAACAATTTAACTCGGAGACTGTGTAGAACGGGGAATTATCTTCATCGAACAGGCTGTGCCGTTACACACCTTTCATAAAAATAATCCACATACATTCATTCAACAGTTTTTTCTGTCCACAAAACGGATAGACAGCATATGGAAGAAATGGAAACTACAGGACTTGAACCTGTGACTTGTCGGTTATGAGCCGACCGTTCTGCCAACTGAACTAAGTCTCCTAAGCAGAGGGTTAGTTCAGTTCAAGAGTAACTTCCTCTGCTGTTGCGATTCTTGCCCTCTCAGTCGCAACAAAGGGTCCGCTGCTCCACAAAATGTGGAAACCATCCGGGACGTTTGAAGTCCCTTTATTCATCCCCTGATGGGATAGATGGTATTTCAGAGGAGCTATACCATGCCAATGATATAGCTAACTAGGCTAGTGGGATTCGAACCCACGAATTCAGCAGTCAAAGTGCTGAGCCTTACCGCTTGGCGATAGCCCATTGATTTCCGGGTTGGCGTTCCCGGAAATGTGATATATTCTGGTGGTTTTAGAAAGCATCATAGCTATTAATATTGTTAAGTCCGCGCCAGTTACTTTGCAATGGGTGGGAAAAAATTATATTATATTCCATTGAGTTTCACCAACGCAGACCTAAGCTACTCTGGATGCCTCGACCTGTCAGATTCAAAGGCTTTCCCTAACCTGAGAACGGCAGGTTTCTGATTTTCTTGTATTTTCACCCGTTCAATCAGTATAGTGAACAGGGGAATTTGTATTGTGAATGCTAACCACATTGGGTTCTCCTCTTATTCTGCAAAAATCCAATCATCTGCTAACATATCTGCCTGAGATGCAATCCATCCCATCTGTACGCCAGATGTTCCGACAAAAGCAATGGCTTTATTTCCGATCGCATCATGTTCGCAATTTACGATTTTATTATCAGCAGTCTTATACGAAATCCCGGTAGCAAGCTGAATGTACTGTTTCTTTCCGTTCCATCCTTTTCTCGCTACTTTCATACCTTTTTTCAGGTACTTAATCGCTTCTCCAAATGAGAATGTTGCTTCTCCGCCAAGAATCGGGCAGTTCTGGCCATTCGCATAAATCCACTCATCAGAAAGAATATTCTGAAGCGTATACTCCACATTCTGTGTTTCTCTTATATCCAGACAGCCGCCATCTTTTGTGTACATAAGGATTGTCTGGGATTCTTCATCCCACCACCAATATCCTCCCCATGATGGTAATTTCACTGGAATTCCAGATTTCATTTCTTTAAATGCTTCTTTAAATTTCATTACTTGCGTCCTCCTTTATAATCTAAAAATCACAACTGCATTAACTGCGAAACATATTTCCATTAATATAAATACTGCCGATGCTATTGGATTGTTTTTCTTTTCGGTTTCATCCTGTGATATAAGAAATGCTAAAACCAATGTAAAAAATGTAATATCTAACATGGCTGCTACAAATTTTGCAAGAATCATTCTTTCTGTTCCTCTCCGATCATAAAATCAAGAATCTTACCGGCGGTTTCGTCTTCTGGCTCAAATGGTAAACCGCAGGTGCAATACTTCTCAATTGCTGTTTTAAGGCTTGCTTTGAAGCCATTGTAAACTTCTCCATGTGTAAGAAGTTCGTGCCTTAAAATGGCTACTGCGTCGGTTAGTTTCTGTTTTGAAAGGTCAATCTTCACATCTCCATTCAGATCTTTACACGCCGTCGCGTTCCCCAAAAGAACTTTGACTTTATTTGCTTTAAATATCACGTATCCTTGAATTTTTCCAGGGTCTGGTTTTTCTCTTGTGAAAATCGCTGTTTCATCCATTACATATGCGTAATATACTGGGTCAATACTGTTCATTCTTCAAGTCCTCCATTTCTTTTACACTGATTCCGACTATCCCGGCGCTGTCTTTGCTGTCTGTAGATTTGAAATGCGCGTTTGGATGTTGTGGGTACATGAATTCAAACATAAGGTAATTTGCAGCGTCCACAAGGTATTCTGTATTCCCAGTGGAATTATATTTTTCAATGCACCGTTCCATTGTAGGAAGCGCCTGTACGTTTCCGGTCTGAAAGTTTTTCTTCGCTGGACCATATTTATAAAAGCTGGTTTTAACTCGGTTCTTACGAAGCTGGTCGAAACGCTCACTGTATTCTTCTGTCATATTGAACCCCTTTTTTATTTTTTGGAAAATTTTTGAGGTTGAGATATTAACTACCTCTTTCGGAAGTATTGTTCCAATGCTTCACGGGTGATCTGTGATACGCTTTTGCCGGTTTGATTCTTCTCGGCAATGAGCTTTTGTTCTAACTGATATGTGAGCCGAATTCTGATTGATTCTCCCTGATGGTTATTCTTTTTCATAGGCAGTGTCCTCAGCTTACAATTTCAATAGGATATCCGAAATGTTTTTCTAATTCAGCTATTGTTATCTTTCGTGGCTTCTTTATTTCAATATCAACACGTTGCACTGTACCATTTTCGGTTTTTGCAATGCCTTTTCCAGTATAGTTTTCGATTTCTTCGTTTGCATAAACACTTAAATGTTCATATCCGTATGTTCTGCACCATCTTGCAGCTAAGTCAGCGATTTTTCTTAAATCTTCCTTTTCATCTCCAAATAATTCAGAATATCGAACCGCTTGTTCGAACTCACTCGGTGTTATCTTCTCGGGAGATATAACCTGTTTATACGGGCTTCCGATAAAATGGAAAAACCTACATGGTTCCATTACTTTTTCGCCTTTTGGTAAAGAAAATCCTTGTGCGACTGCTTTCTTTAATAAATGTTCGGATTCGATATCATTTTCTGTAACAACAGATTTATTTGTAAAATCAATCATTCGTATTGTCCTCCAATAGTTTATATAAGGTACCTCTTGAAATCCCCATGATTTCTGCAAATTGGACTTTCGTAATCTCTCCATTCTGCCATCTGGTTTTTGTGCTTTTAAAAAGTTCCTTATCAATTTC